CTCTCCATCCGGGCCACCGGAATACAATACCAGATGATATGTTGTAACTGTAAAAATTTCGATGATACAATATGTTTTCCCGGGTAATTTGCCCGGGAATTTTTATTGCTTTTCTTCTATATACATGTTATTATAACACGTGACCAGAACACACAAAATGGTCAGAAAAAAGAACAATTCTTTTCGCCGCGTAGCTGCGGCGTTTCTTTTTGCCCCGGAGATCCCCGGGGCTTTTTTGTTGGCCGATTACTGGCGATTGCACCATTCCTGCAGGGCGCGTACCATCGCGGATGGATTGCTGATCACACCATCAACCTGTGTGCCGAGCTTGCGCTGCATCGCGCGGATGGTCTGTGGTCCGATGTATCCGTCAGCAGTTACCCCCGACCATTTCTGGATAGCCTTGATCAGAGCTGATCCGCCGGACAGATGATTGCTCCACTGGGCCGATGTGATACCGACGCAGTATTTCTTGTTTGTCGTGGGCTGGTTACTGATTTTCCCGTCCACGCCGGTTCCGAAGATCTCCTGCAGGCGGCGGGTCAGCTCCGGTCCCCATACTCCATCAACTGATATCGCTTTTGCGGCCGGCTTCTGAACGGATGCTGTACCGCCGTAGGTACAGTATTTTGTATGACAATTGATCCATCCTGCGCCCGAAAGCAGTTTTCCCCAACTTCCATTCTGGATTTTGGTGATAGTATAGCTGCCCTGATCCCGGATTACTCCGACGATCTTACTGTCTGCATTCGGCGCGATACGGATGTTTAATTCCGTGTCATTGACCTTGTAAACTCCTGGCTTATATATCTCCTCGCCAGATGTATTGTTTCCAGAAGACTCTGAGCTGCCGCCGCTGATCAGCTTCTTGAATCTCGTCCAGTCGCCTTTTGCAATGATCTGCGACGGGCAGTTTTTGCTGCAGATGTCATAATGACGATAGACTCTTTCCAGCGGAATCCCCGTCTCCCGCATGATCTCCCGCACCAGTGCCGCAGTATTCTCAAATGCTTTTTCATAATTATACCCGGCCTGCACGCACATTTCCACACCGATGCTGTTCCGGTTGCCATAAGAGCCGAACAGGTTGCCGTTTCCGTAGTTGATGCCAACGTGCCAGCATCCGAGGTTGTGCGGCGCGGCCTGATAGGCAGTGTCGCTGTCATCCACGTAATAATGAGCCGACATGCCAGAAAAATTCCCGTCATGCTGTGCTCTGGCATGAGCGCGGGCATTGGCAGTTGGCTCAAAATTGTCGGTGTTATGTACAACAATACACTGTGGGTTGTTGTACGGATAGGTGTTCTGGCTGCTGATGTATGATCTATCAATCTTCATTGTCTCTCCTTCTGCCAGGCGGTTTGCGCCGGCGCAAAAGGACGGTTGTCACCCGCCCTCACTCTGTTTTCTGTGCCTGTTTGATGATCTGATTTACATAGTTGCTCAGACCCGCCACAAGGATTCCCTGTGTCACTGCCGTAAATACGGCCATCGCCGCCTGCTGCCCGGTGCACACCTCACTGGTAGCCAGCACCCAGATGGCGCACAGCACGATGCTAACGCCGCCGAGAATCAGCGGAATGTACTTGTCTTTTACGGCCTGCGCCTGCTTCAGTCCCATGCCCAGAAAGTACAGGGCAATAGCTACAATGATCAGTTCCGGTTTCACATAATTCATAATCTGTTCCATAATTAATCACCTTTCTTTTTGATATGTAATTCATCGATTTCCTGCTTCATCTTTGTGACCATGCCGTTTCCACCCAGTGCATGATAGGCCTCGTACATTTCGCAAAAATTCTGATAAGCGTAAGATGGAATATCTCCCAGCTGTGTGTATTTGCTGTGATACTCGATCAGCTGGACCCTGAGCAGCAGCATAGTTCCCTTACTATTCGCGTCTCGATCCCTTTTCTGATTTTTCAAAAGCCAAACAATGTACCCCAGAAATACCGGAAGTGCTATAGTATATGTCTGCATTAATATTTCGTTCACTGTTCCGTCTCTCTTTCTTAAAGATAAAAATAAGACCGTTTCCGGTCCTGCTCGAATCTCTGTCATTGGCTATTTCCCCTTTATAAGTTCATATAATTCAGCTCCAAATTCGTTCGGATTTCCATTATAACCTGCTTCTACGGCTCCAGCGTATATACTTCCGGCAATGTCTACTTTATTCCCTTTAAGGTCATATGAATATATTCTACCTTTTTCCGTAACATAAAGAGAGTTTTTAATCTTTGATGGAGTTAAATTTTCTTGTTCTTCTTTAACTCTACACAAACGTAATGACACGTTTGTGCTATCTTTTCCTCGAATAGATACTTCTTCTTGCAAATCATACATATATACATTCTTTAAAGATACAATTGTTTTAGCTGGATAACCATAACTCCTAAAACCAACACATATACTTGTTGCATCTTCTGGGATAGTACAAGTAAGACAAACAAGTTTTTCATCCCATACACTCGATTTCATTATTGTATCTGAATATAATCTATACGAATTTGGATTATCGGTATTAACCCCTATTCCAAATGCATAATTTGAGTAATTGGAAAGTTGATGTCCGGTATAACCATTTGAAAAAATCATCGTAGAACATCCTAATTCAATCGTATGCCCTCTTAATTGTATAATTTCATCACCAGATAATTTATAACAAGCCCATCCCCATGGATCGGTAGATGTTGCAGTTATATCTACAACTGGCCATCCATTTTTTGAACTTCTCTTTTGTACCACGTTCAAAGCAGAAGCATAATTAAATGATGTTGGAAAAATATTCGTATACCATCGTTTTGAAATTTCATCAGAATGTTCCCCCGTGTCTATCAAATACAGATTTTTTAGAGTTACAGTGCCATTTATTAAACTGGATTCTCCTGGCGAACGAATCCAGACATAAACCTTTGCAGCGGTGATTTCTCCGCGTTGTGTTCTCTCGTAATGCCCATTAGTTTCTCCTACATCACTTGATACACCTTTTATATATTCTATATCTTTATATGTCCCATTTACGGTATATACAAGATGAGGTCTAAAAGAGGGGATTGCCCAGAGACTTGACCCATAATATGCTGTTCCATTTGGTAATGTCCAACTACCTTCCTCCATATCAAAAATAACATCAGAAAATCCAAACTCTAATGATTCTCCTGTAAGTTTAAAGTTTTCATAATTCGACGAGGTAATAACGTCAAAAGAGACATGCACGCTATTACCATTAATATATTTTATTATTAGATCGACAGTCCCATCATTATTTTTAACAATTTCTGCCAACGCTTGCCCAGGATAATTACAAACAAAATTCGATGCATTTTGTAAAATTAAATTGTTATAATCTAAATAGCTTAAACTTTCTTGCCAATCGTCAATAGCCATTCTCCAATATGATGAAGCGTTTTTACGTGTATCTTCAGTTAGACCTCCTATTGTCTTTGTTACCTTGTTCATCTGCTCAGATAACTCATAATTTGAAGTAGAAGCCAGTTTGAAACCATTATTAAAAGTTTCTCCATCATAAATATAATAATTTTTTGATATATTACTCTGGCTCACTGCACCTGAAAGCCCAGACCATCTATGCACTTCTAATTGATGTCTTCCAACGCTTAATGAATATGTATTATCGTCGATTTTAACTATTTTTTTCTGAGTGCCACGCGTGAAAATTTCAACAAAAAATGGTTTTTCAATACGCCCTGCTACACCCATTGATATATAATTCACCCCACAGGCTAATCCCATTGCACATAAATATGTAAGGATTTGATTTTTAAATTCTTTAGATCCACTTGGAGTATAATCTAAAGACCACAATTTTGCTTTGCATTTTCCGGTACTATACCAATTTGTATAATAATTATATATTGATTTATGACCGTTATTCCATGTATTTCCTGCTGATGAAATCATACAGGATTCCAAAGCAATAATATCGTTTTCATCAAGATGTGTGTACCAATCACCTATTTCAAAAGGTGTGCCTCCATTAGTAATTACAGCTAATCCTCTTTCGTGACATGCATCAATTAGCTTTTTCCATTTTTCATTTTTGGTTGCATTTAAATTTTCATAATTATCCGGATTCCATCCGAACTGATAACAAATATCTTCTTTTGCAAAGTCATATCCCCAATCATCAAAAAAGACACCATCTGCGCCTTGTTTCTTAAACCAATCAAACCAGTCACAAAACTGAGCAAACGTATAAATCCTCGAACTTCCAGATAGATCAGCAGTTGATCCTTCCCACGATCCATTGGGATTTAAATGTGCATGATCCCCATTATAAGAAAAATCTATTCTACCACTATCTGATTGTATATATTCAAAATGTCTTAATTTTGGATTTAATTCTTTTGCTCGTTTTAAAATGATAATGCTATCCGAAGTCAAAGTTGGTTTAGACGATGCCAATTTATCCAAATGTAAACATTGTGTAGCAATAATATCATGTTTAGAATAGGTAATAGCATCATTTTCAAGCCCATCTCCAGTCACAAGATTGTTTGTCCAATAAATCCAAGCCAGTCCAAAAACCTGCCCATTCAAATTTTCAGATTTCACAGGATTCTTCTCAATCGCTTCAATCCTCGCCGTATTGGTCTTTGCACGAGTATTCACTTCATTAATAGAATCCGTCACAGTTTTTGCATTGGTTTCCAACAGACCTATTTTCGCGCGGTTCAGCATCCATTTGACAAGATTTCCCAATGAAAATTTCTTCGTCGCATTTTCATCTCCATCATACAGAACTGAAATATCGGTATCTTCTGGTTCTGTTTTTTCCAGATATTCTTCAAATCTTGCCATTTTCTGCCTCCTGTCTGTACGATGCTATTTCTCCTTCCAGCCGGTTTACCTTTGCATTCAATTCCTGAATGGCTTTATAGGCAATTCCCAAAGCGCTGTACATGTCAACGCTACTTTTGCTCTCGTCTAACATATCCTCCGCCAATGCATATCCGTCGCCAATAACAAATCCGATATGTTTTCCCTCTTCATTTTTGGGATGTTCTTTCAGCTGATATCGATACACGGTGGAGCCAAGGACTTTTTCGAGTTCCAGCTCCAGAATAAAGTCAGACGTTGCCTGGCATACTAAGGCCCCGTTGTAGCCGTCTCTTACTGCTCTGATTCCTTCTTTCAACTTACGCAGTGCAGAAGTTCCAGTCGTTCCCGGCACATAGGCATATTCAATCATTCCAGCTTTATTCGCCGTGATCGTATCTGTTGCAAGCTTCGAAATACGGTATGCGTCGATTTCCGGTACAACCTGTGTTCTCTGAAACTCTCCCATTACAGCGGCCGCGGTTGTAACAAAATTATTTTCATTAATGTCCATCGAGTCCAACTGGAACTGACGACCACGATCCTGGGTCATCTTTTTGGTTTCATACTCTAAAGTAACAGACCCACGCTGATATCCATTGTCACGATCATAATCTCCCATTCCCTGCACGGTCATTTTCGGAATTTTTACTTCTGCTCCACCATTGTAAATGACCTGCCCTGCATTGGCATCCATCCAGCCGGTAGTTGCTTCCTGAACAGCTACTTTATCTAACATTTTCTGAAACAGTGTAGCTGTCGCTAATGTATTAACTGCCATATTTTTCACTCTCCTTTAAAATTTTCCCATCATCAGGTTATATACCTGCTGTTCCTGGGTTTTCTGTGGATCAGTTTCCGGTGCTTTTTTCGGCGGCTTCCCGCCTTTCAGTTTCTCCTCCACGGCAGTTTCTACTGCTTTCTGAAATACAGTTTTTACTTTCTCCATGGATTTTTTACAGGAATCTGCATCCGTGTAATTGAGTACCTCCGCCAGCTCCTGCGGCAATCCATCACTGGCAAGTGTATTCTTTGCCTCTGCCATCAGTTCTTTTCTGGTAATTGCCGCTTCTCTGTCGGAAAGCTCTTTTTCTTTCTTCTGCCGCTGATACTGCTCTTTCTCTTCTTTCGTCATTTTGGCAAGACGTTCTGCCTCAGACAGCTTGTCATCGGTCAGTGCCTGCCACTTTTCCTGTGCATTGGTCACTGCCGTATCGATCGCTTTCTGCACGCGGCGGTCAAATTCTGCCTGATTTCCTTCTCCTTTCAGAAAATCGTCAAATGACGGAAGTTCTGCTTCTCCCTGATCTGCTGCTCCGGCTCCGCCGCCATTGCCTCCATCGGCCCCAGCACCGTCTCCTGCTCCGCCTTCTGCGAAGATCTGCAGATTCATTGGGATTCTGCAATAAAAATATTTCTTTCTCATGGTTTTCGTGTCCTTTCCGCCCAGCCTATTCACTCTCGTGCCCGGGCCATTCGCTGTTGGATTTTCCCTGCTTCTTTAACGCCTGGCAGGAAAAAGGCATAAAAATAACACGCATTTCTGCGTGCATTGTTCGTTTGGAATTGCGCCGGCGCAATTAATCTTCGTGAGTAACTTTTACGCCCCACTCTGGAAGAAAATTGATTTCATAATGGTATTTATCTACATCAGCCCCGGAAATGTCTTCAACAACGTACATTGTATAATCATTGAGGTACACAAGATCTTTCTGGTATTTTCCTTCCGCTGTCTCGATGATGACTTCCAGCTCATTCTCCGAGTTATTCTGCACGGAAAATGTTCCTGTCAGCTCCAGCAGGATCGTGTCGGTTCTGGCATTTAGCACTGTGAGTTTACGGGTTACATTGAAATTGTCTGCTTCCTGTGAAATATTGTTGCTGACTTTATACGCCTCGGTGCATCCGGTAAGAGATGCGCATACCAACACGAGCGCTGTCAATAATGCCATTACTTTCTTTTTCATTCCATATCCTCCTACATTTTAAAACAGATATTCTGGAATTTTTTGTATGCATCAAAATACAATTCCGCTTTATCTCCGTTGTATGTCAGCTCATAATACATTCCATCCGGAACTGTAGTGCTGAGCAGAGCTTTCTGATTCTGCAGTGTTTTGCATGACCAGACCACATAAACGTCATTAACAGTAATCTGTTTCTGATCCGTTTTGTCCATATGCTGATTTGTGTATTCAGCCACCTTTTCCTTGCAAATTCTCAGGAACTCTTCATTTCCCATATTATTTTTCCTTTCTCTCTCTTGAAAACGGGTACAAAAATACCACCGGCCTCTCGACTGGTGGTATTATTCCTTTAACATCTCTGGTGTCCATTTAATGTTTTTTATGCGCTCTTTTTCTTTTTCAATGTCCTTATCGATTTCTTTAATCGTTCGTCCGCTATCGACAATCGGACCGTCATAATACTTGTCACCTGGTTTCATACCATATACCATAATCCTTTCCTAAACTTTTAATTGCTGCAAGATGTGCTTCTCTGTCATTAGAATACACTTTTTTGCCGGAATCATCAATCATTTTTTTGAACTTTTCGATTGTATCATCAATAATTCTCGCAGAAGCAAACTGGTCTGCACATCCATATGTATAAACACTGCCATTTGAGCATGCAACTATTCCGAAATGATAGCCTCGTTTAAATGCAGTTTCAAAATCACTTCCTGTCGGAGGTGTACCGTCTGGATGTGTATGTAGTCCTATTAGGTCTCCCTGATTATTTATCACGGCACTTCTAATACTCTCATTTGGTTTTACACCAAATGCTTCATCACTGGTGACGTTTTTCCCAAGAACAGTTCCTTTGCTTGCCGAAAGAATGTATAAATCTTCTCGGTTTGTACCATCTCGATGAATTAACCCTGCCTTTGCATACTTATATATGCCCTCATCTACAATAGAATTGCCTGTTATACCAGAAAACTTTCTTTTGTATTTATTTGATTCAATAGCATTTCTATCAATTTTGTACTCATCCTGTTTTGATATACGTTTATTGGAAATTCCTTTTTCATAAGTTCCATTTTTACTTGAAACATATTCTCGGTACCACTGCTGATAAGTCATATCCCCAGGCACTGTATATGTCTTTCCAGTAACCGGATCTCTTGCCCTTCGCCGCAGATTTCTCAGAATCTCATCCGAAAAATACGAAATCGTCGTGCAACGGCACCAGGGATGCATCGGAGGCATATTCACGCCGGACTTGGCATCTTTAACCGGAAATATCTTTCCATCCAGCGGCGCACAGTCTTCCTGACAGGTCCGCAGATCCAGCGTGGCAAGGTAAACGTATTTTTCTATGCCGCACTCCTCATAGGACTGCAGATCTATCTGCCCAGTAATATAACTGCTTTCTGTCCGGATCAGGCGGCGGGCCTGGCTGCTACCCTGCGCAAATTTCTGCATGATGATCTCGGCCGTTTCCCGCTCTGTGCGACCGGTTACCAAGCTGACCAGCAGCTCTTCTTTCAACGTCTGCGCCAGCGCGCCGGTGTTATTCCAGATTCGCGTGGAATAGTTCTTTCCTGACCATCTGCTTTTCAACAGACGGTCAATCATTTTCTGATCAACCTTGGCGAAAGAAAATCCATATCCAGAGCGCTGCTGAATGTCGAATATTGACTTGTAGTAGGCTTCCTCTGCCAGCGCCGCATAATGTGATATGGAAAGGGCCAGCTCCTGCTGATATACATTCCGCATAATCTGGTCGAGCTGACTCTGGATCTGCTCCAGACGCTCGATTCTCGCCCGATACGCCGGAGCCTCAAGTTTCTGTATGAGCTGCTCCTTTTCGGTGTCTTTGGCACCATGCTGGAGCTTCTGCAGTAATTCCTGTATTGAAGCACGGTCCGTCATCTGACTCAGCAGTTCATAGGCTTCTCTTTCCGAAAGGTTATGTTTTGTCATATACTTCTCGAAAATACCATCAATCTCCTGATTCAGGTACGCCGCCGCTTTCTGATAGAACTTTGCCGCTTCATCTGCCGTCTCTTCGGCACTCTGCATGTATTCCCACATTCTCTGCGCCGCGCGGTTCTTCCAATACTGCTCATTCCTTTTCGTCATGGCTTACATCATCCTCTGCGGATGCTTCCCCTGGCTGATCAGGCTTGGTATTTGGATCATTCCCGAACATTTTCTGTTGATTTTCAAGATTTTCCTGCGTTTCTTTTTCCAATGCATTTAATTCTTCATCCACATCTTCTACAAACGGAATCTGCGACAACAGCGTTCTCCTGCTGACTTTGCCCCACAAATTGGCCACAATCTGTGAAATTTCCAGCAGGTTCTTCGGCAGAGATCTTGTGAATACCATTGTAATCCCCTTTGGATCCACGTTCTTCTGATACAGAGACAGATAACCGCAAAACAGCCGGAGACGTTTTCGAAGTCCTTTTTTATAATATCGGGTCTTAATTTTTGTAATGTTCTCCATGCCCAATACTTTAAACTCCATTGCCACACCGGAAACATTACCGCCAAAGCTTTCATCTGTCATACAAGGAATATGACTGAATTTATGAATATCCTGTTCGATTGCCTTTTTCAGAACCTCCACGCCAGTCTCATCGAATGTTCTGGTCAGATATTCTGCTTTGGCCCCATCCGGAACTTCCAGCACCTTTCTCTTTTTCAGATGCTTCATCGCCGCCTCTGCGCCTTCTTTTTTCTCACCATTCTCATCTACTTCATCATCTGCAAGCAATGTTCCATAGATGGCAAGAATCGCATCAATAAACTGCTCCTTATCCGTGATACGATCGCTCATCAACGCATTGTAAGCATCAATGAGTGGAATCTGCAGTTCAAAATCACCAATACCAAGTTTATTGTTCAAATACTCGATGATTGGAATCTCGCACATATAATGTTCCTGCGGTTCTTCTACGGTGATCTGCGGAGCGCTGCTGTCCTCAATATCCAGCTCATACCGGTATCTTGATGTCAGTATGGTTGCCATGAAATGATCTGCAGAAGTTCCGGAATCATCTTTTCTGACATAATAATAGACAGCAAAGAGTTCTCGTTCCTCGATGCTGTCGTCCTTTACCATAAATGTATTTTCTGCAGAAAGGTTTTTCGTTACCAGATCATTTTCATTCTCTTTTACATACACGTATTCATACGCAAGCCCATAAATGGAAAGCTCCAGCCCATTGTCTCCATCGGTTTCATCTGCTCCGGCAGTCTCCAGGGCATCCGTTAAGGCTTTGATATCTCCTTCTGCCTTATATGTCACTGGGTTCCCAATGAAATAACTGCTGGCCGTATCAGAAATATCTTTTGCATGATTGCACACCAGTTTATTTTCGCGATCCGCATCTTCCAGAATTCCATGCTGTCCTTTGTAGTAGGCCATATTCTTTTGCATTCGCCCAACAATACTGATATGCTTGGATATCAACTGGCGGATCATCTGCTTATCCGGCGCCCGCTCATCAAATTTTTCTCTTGGAACTGTAAATGTATACATCATTTTCACCTGCTTATCTCTCGAAGTCTTGCCACTTTACTGCCCAAAACAGTACTTACAAAATAGCGTACTGCATCGCATCCGTGATCATGCTGCTTTACCGGTTTGTCCTCTCCCTGCTCTGCTGCCTTCTCGTCCCATATGTAAGAAGCAAATTCTTTGATTGTTTCCGTACAGGAGCTGGAAAATATCAGCATTTCCAGATTCAGCAGCATACCAACCAGCCGGATTCCGTCCAGCACATCATTATTTGCCTTAATTACTTTGTATCCGCGTTTTCGCAGTTCAGCAATAAAAGAAGCGGCCGACGGATCCACAATCATTGCTTTGATTCTGGTTCCATCCAGCCACTTTTTCAAATCATCTGCATATTCTGCATCCGTCTTCTGTTTACCCTTGTCTCTTCCGGAATAATAATACTCGCGGATGCAGTACCATTTTCCATCGATTCCTTTATTCCACAGCAGGAACACGGTCGCATTCTGTGTACCATAGTCGCAGGACACATAACGGTTTCCATTTACCAGTATCTGGAAAAACTCTTTGATGTTCTTTACGTGTTTTTCCGGATCGAACATATCATAAATGACGCCCTCTGCAGCCGCCCATAAGCCTAAAATATACCGCTTAAAGAAAACGCCAATATACATACTGCGGTATCTGGCTTTGATCTCCTCACTCAGAGACAGGTTGTCATCCATCGTAAAATGCAGATAGAGGATTTCTTTTAATCCCGGATCTTTTCCCTCTTCCGCGGCTTTCTTCCGGATCTGCTCCACCTGCTCTTTTCCAAGATATCCTGTGGATTTGTCAATCCAATTGACTTTAAACCAATGATATGGGCCGTCCGGGTTGCAGTTAAACCAAAACTTGGAGCCTTCCACTGAGCATCGGCCAGTCGCTTGGTTGACGAAGGATTCCGGCATCAGCGCAACCTCATCGAAGAACACGCCCGCCAGTGTGATACCCTGAATCAAATCCTGTGAACGCTCATCTTTTCCGCCGAAAATATAAAAATAGTTCTCAGCATCTCCTTTTCTGATCACAATGAGGTTGTCCGCCCTGCGGTCGGTTACGGAATAGCCTCTGGACTTGAGCATCAGCTTCAGCCAGAATAATACATTTCGCCGGAAAGAACCGATGGTTTTACCACACATAGCAAAGTTCTGGCCGTTGAACGTGCTCATCGCCCACATCACGAATGAAAGAGACATACTAACAGTCTTTCCTGATCGGATCGCGCCGTCAGCTATAATTCCATCTTTATCATGAACCGGTGAATCTTTGCACCACCAGGTAAGAACTTGCTTCTGTTTTCTGGAAAACGGTGAAAAATGGAATGTCTGGCCTTTCTGCCGGCTTTTGATGTTTTGTTTGAGTTTCTGCAGCTTTTCTTTCAATGATGAGATTTTCTCATACACTCTCATCACCCCAGACTTCCTGCGCCACGGCATTCATCGCAGAAAGGAATCCATCATCGCCGGTTTCTTCCTGCTGAACGTCCTGTTTGCTCATTTCGAATTCAAGCTGCATTGCCGCCAGCTCCAGCCGCGCATCATCATAGCCAAATTTATGCAAGGCCTCGATGGCTCGCTGACGCCGTGCCTGCACACGGGTCAGGGCATCTTCTATGGACTGGATCTGTCCCAAAATCCCCTCGTATTCTTTTAAAACAGTTGGTTTTCCTTTTTCAATTCCAGATCGATATCCGGTAACGCTCATTCCCGCCGGAACTTGTTCTTCCGGCTCAGTATTTTCATTGGCTGCCGACTGCTCCACGTTCCTCAGCATCTCAATTCTTTTCAGCATTCGCCGTTCCCGTACTGTCAATAACTGAATTTCCTGCAGGAGTAGTTGCTCTTTATCCGGCGCCACCATTTCAGTCAAACGTTTTTCTTCCGGATCTAGGCAATCAAAAAAGAGAGTTTCAAACTCTCCTGTCTTGATTGCATTCTTATTTCCCGGCGGTCCTGTTCCGCCATGCCCTTCGGCATTTTTATTGCCCGGCTGACCGCCTTTCTTTTTTGCAACGTTGCGTTTATTCTTTTGCAACGTTGCATTATCCCAGTCATATCGATTCTTCCAGCTTCGAACCGTCCCTTCCGGAACTCCCAAAGTGCCGGCAATCTCTATTAATTTCAGGCCTTTTGCATATAATTCCCTGGCCTGCTCCACCCGCTGATCCGGTGCTCTTGCCAAGCCTCACCACCTCTCATTCGTTTCGTTTTTTAGCGCAACAAAAGCAGCCTCTCAAGGCTGCTTTTGTTGGTATTATCCATGGCTAATTCTCTAATCTAGTCAACTAAATGTTTTGGTCCTGCAGATCCTGCATATTTTTCTATTTTTTTCCGTTCTTCCTTTCGAATATTGTCTGCAAATTCTGTTATTTTGTTACAAATCCACATATAAGCCATCGTTCCTTCCGAATAATCAGCCTCAGCATACATGTTAATTCTTCCTTCAACTCTCATTTGCTCAACCTGTTTCAAAGCTCTTGAGTCACCCTTTGGATATATTGCAAATGTAGCACCACCATTTTTATTTACAACAGAAAATGCAGGAATATCACTTGGGCCATCTGCTACATAAACCATATTTATAAAATGCACTCTTCTGAATTCTTCCGGGATTTTAGTATTTGCATTCACTCCTTCACGTGAGTCACCGCTGTGTACGCCTTTATTAATTTCAAACAACGCACGAGTTTTACTGGTATTGTCAATAGTATATCCTATTTCTGAAATACATGGTTCACCATCTTTATCTTCCCCTTCAATTAATTCACATCCCCACACATGTTCCACATATGGCATAACAGATGAGCCTTTTATTACCTGTGTCATTCCCGTACTAACTATGTAGTGTTCTACTTTTATGTCATATTCTTTATATTTAGCATCATCTTCTATCAACTTCTTTGTTTTTTCAAAAATTTCAGGAACTCCATCGTAAAACTTAAGTTTCTTTCCAAATTCAGAAAGTTTCTCATTCGTTAATCCTTTAAACTTTCCATTTTTTGCATACTTAATAAACTGATTAAGATATATTGTATCGGGATTAACCAGTACTCCTTGTTCTTTCATGTATTTATCTGGAAGCTGATTAACTTCTTTCCAAAAATCTTTTGAGTCAACTCCATACTCTTCAAAAATAGGGTCCTGCATATACCCGTTTACCAATGTTTTATCAAAATCCCATACAATCGCAATAATATTTGCCATATCAATATGCCCCCCATCTATTTATTTCTTTTATCATATCTTATATTCCAATAAAAATCTCTCCAAAATTACAGTTATTTTTTTGGCACTTTTTTCTCTACAGCAAAAGGCATCCAACCGAAAAAGTTAGATGCCTACCCAATTCAGCGGCTAGGCTGTGACACCTGGCCGCCGCTCAAAATACATACAAGTAGTTTTCACAAGAAAGTGTAGGAGATGTTGATCCCTTATCCATTCTCTGGCTCTTACAGCATACCACATGCATAGTATGACATTCTATGACATCTTAAAATTTCTTAATGCCTTTTTATGTATTCTCTGGGCATGCTCTTGACTATACCCCATTCTCTCCGCGATCTGCTCCCACCGTAGCCAATGAATATACCTCAATCTCAAGACAGTTTTTTCTGTTTCATCCTCCATCTTTTCTATTTTCTGAGTGATTTCCCGCCGAATCTTAATCCGCTGCTCCATCTGGTTCTTCAATTCCGCCAGCAGCTCGTCAAGCTGCGCGGCATACTCTGAAAGGTCCATGCAGCTGCTCCCATGCGGCATCCCATCCTGGATCAGTGCCGGAAACATTTTATCCAGCCGCAGTTTGTCAATCTCCTCACAGATCTCCTTTTCAGCAAGCTCAGCCGCATGGTAGCTCTTCAGATATTCTTTTTTTCGGTCATCCTCTTCTCTGTATTGTTCCATTGGTATCCCTTCCTGTGTATTTTCGTATCAATCATCATTTATTTTTTCAGATCTCTCTGATGAAATTCTCCTGCTTCAACGTCTGACCATGATCCACGTTTTCTCGTTCTTTCTTTATCTCTAAATCAGGACAATCACAACAGTCCTGACCATCTTCTTCACAGCACTGTTGTTCATGTTCTGTTACATCTCTCAGGTCCTTATCCCACCATCTGCAATAGCCACTCATTGCTTTCTCTCCTTTCTGTGCTTATGATTCCATTCTGTAAGATACCGCTCCTGCTCCGCATCTTCTTCCGGATCAGACGGCCGTTCCGGTCTGTTCAGCAGCCATGCGACGACGCCGATCATAGCCGCGCACAATGCCAAAATTCCAATTATCGTTCCCATGTCTCCTATCCTTTCGCCAAAATTTCAAGTCTTACCCGGTCCCATTCTTCCAGCAGTGCCGGTGGATAATTTTCTTTTACTTTCTCAATATTTCTTTTCAGTCTGTAGATTCCGTTTTCTCTTGCTACTCTTCCAACCGTAGTCTCCGATACTCCGGTTCTGGCCGTAATCGCTTTATACGTTTCATCCTTCTGCAGCATTTCCAGAATCAACATTTCCATCTCTTCCGGTATTTTTCTCGTATTCCATCCTCATAAGTAATTCCGGCCGAAGATTTCTCGAAAGTTTAATTCCGGATAATTCTCTTCGAACACCCTCTGTCCTTCCGCCTGCAGATATTGGTTGGCTGTTCCCGCCGGATCCTGATGCACTGCTCTCGCAGATGTCCGGTGGCATTCCGGGCAGATATAGACTTTCAATCCGTACTCTTCTGATAAGTGTCTGTTGGGACCTCCGAAGATGTGGTGCTCCTCCAGCACCGACTTCCAACTATTGTCCCCCTCTCTTGCGCAGAGATAGCAGATTCTACTCTCCTTGTTCTGCAATAAGCTCTCTCTGTGCTTTCTTCTCTTCTTTTTCTTTGTTGGTTTCGGAAATAACATTCTCTTCGCTCCTCCTGCTTACATAAATGGAATATCTTCATCAACGCCATCCGGGATAGTCATGAAACCGTCCGTATTTGCCTGCGGCGTTGCGCCCTGCTCCCGCGGACGTTCCGCGTTCTTACCCTCTGCAAACTCCTGCTCTTCCACAACCACATCGGTTGTATAAACCTTCCTGCCTTCGCGGTTAGTGTAGCTTCCGGTCTGGATCCGGCCGATGATGGCGATCTTCGTTCCCTGACGCAGATATTTCTCTGCAAATTCTGCCTGCCGGCCAAATGCTACGCAACTGATAAAGTCCGCGGTTGCTCCTCCTTCTTTCTGAAACCGGCGATTCACCGCCAGTGTGTAACGTGCAACCGCACTCTGTTCCGGTCCCTGTGTCCATCTGACATCCGGATCTCTGGTTAATCTTCCCATCAATATAACTTTATTCATGCTCTTTTCCTCTCTTTCCTACTCGTGTTCCGCGGATCCGGAACGCTCGCTGCGTTCCTGGCTCCGCATCTGTCTCCAGAATTTCTTCGTCAATAAGTTCCTGAATATGTCTTCTCACGGTTGACATGGATATTCCCAACGCGTCCGCAATTTCTTTGTAGCTTGGTGGATAGACATGAAATGTGATGTACTTCGCAATAAACCGGTATACTTCTTCCCGGATCGCTGCCCCTTCTTTTCTGCTATGCATCCGCGCCTCCCTCTTGTTCGAATTCATATCCTCGTTCATCAACCAGCTTCTGCATCCACTGATACAGTTTCTTCTGGTCCGCCAAAACATCCGCTGGAAGGTACTTCGAAAGATATACAGACAATCCCCAGGCGGTAAGGGTATCAAAATAATCTTTTCTCGGCATTGCCTTTCCGACCACTTCGATACTTTCTGTTCCCGGATAGTCTGCAGGAAGATTCATCTGTCCTGGTAGCTGCTCTTTCTGGACATTTTCCGGCTCGTTTTGTACGCTCAGCGTCTCGTTTGGTCTGTTTTCCGTTTCAATTTGTGTATCTTCCGTTTCGTTTTGGACGATTTCCGACTCACTGGATACTTTTTCTTCCGCTTTCTGCGTATCTTTTAACTGTACTGTCCCAGATTTCTCTTCTTCCGCGCTTTGGGACACTTCTTTTTCTGCTTCTTCTGGCTCCTCTGAAATTGTCTCCTTCTCTGTATTTACAATGGTTTCCGGCATTTCAGATTGCGCCGGCGCAATTGGCGTTGTCTCAGTTTTCTCCTTCTGCTGTGTTTTGGGATGAACATCTTCCGTTGGCTGCTCCTCCGCTTCCATTTCACCCTCATCAGAATCATTTTTCTGATGGATCGTCTGATCTTCTGATGTTTCTTCCTGTTCGTGTTCTTCTCTGATCTCTTCATGCTCCATAGCTGTCTCTTCATGCTTCTTCTCGAAAATTTTCTTCGAAATCTCAAAGAACTCCTCCCAGCTCATCGGCTGCGGGGTCTGACCAAACTGCTTGATCTGAAGATTCTGCTCATACATCGCAGCAAAGAACATCCCCATCCGAAAGGTTCGCGTTCCAGACGGATTAACAATCTCAGCCATTTTTCCGATATTCCATTCTGCATATGCTGCACTCTGCTCCAGTTTCTTCATCGTCTCCGGATTTATTTCATAAAACTTCTGCACCAATTTTTCGATTGAGTCCGCCTGCTCCGCATCAGGTGTCGATTTGTTAAACCGCTTCAGCTCCCGAATATCCTCTCGGGATGTTTCGGGATGTATCATCTGCCGATCACTCTCCGGCAGCTTCAGCATTTCCTCCAGCTGGCTTCTTCCCATATCGGCGTATTCCTGCCGGAGATGTTCAGAGTAGCCATCAACGGAATACTCTTTGTTGATGCTCATAAACCGGCTGGTTATAGACGGTCCCAGGCCATACTCGGCCCGAGCAAATTCCGCTATGCTTTTGTATCCGTCCTGTTCGTAGAGCTTTTGATCGTCAATCTGTCTCAAAGCGTATCCGATCCGGACAAAACTCTGCTTCACCCCCAGCAGCTCCTGTTTCAATTTCTGCTTCATCTGTACCCAGTCATCCAGGGTCAACTGCACATATTCCATATTTTCCTCCTTACGCTATGGCTGCCGGCTGTACACGGATCCGCACTTTCTGCTGATCCTGCTGTACACTTCGTTTAAATTTATTCAAAATCCTGTTGACCGCTTTAATGTCTGGCTTGCGGTCAAATTCCGAATAATATTGCAGGATCTCATTATCAGCCATATCAATTTCTATCGTGTAATATGGCTGTTTCAGGTCTTCCTTTTTCCGAAGAAACAGGATCCAGCTCTTACCTTCTGCCATTTTTTTCATGTAATGATCATCTCTGCCTACACAGTGATGAAGTTTCCGGCCTTCCGTCATCAGCTCTTTACATGTTCCGGCAGGAATAATCATGTACTTTTTATCCTCCCAGAAATATTTTTTCACGTCCGGCAAACGCTTTTGGATCTGCTGATCCAGATCTGCATACTTTTTCAGTCGTTCTGAATCTTCCTCTTTGTTTCCTAACTCAACCAGATAATCGTGACGGGCTTTCAAATCTTTCGGGAGTCTTACGATATCATCTGTCGTATCGTACCCCGCCTCTTTCGCCATTCGAAGATAATCTTGCCAGGTTGTTGTCAACTGCTTTGGCGCTATTTTTTGCTTTCGCATATAATTAACCATTCTGTTCACGCTTCTCAGTTCCACAAGGATTTCCTCACATTCAATTGGTCCGATATCCATTTTCGTTAAATATTCCAGTGACTCCTGAGAAATTTTAATCTCTTTTTCTTCTTCATACTGCAGCCACTCCAGAGTACACAGGCCGCCATCCAACTGCTTCATTCTACTGACTCTGTTTCCATCCAGCTGCAGCGCATCCCGCAAATTGTTCGCGGTTGTGCATATCACTTTATCCGGCTCTCTCCACCATCCATACACATTCACAACTTCCGCTGCCATTCTGTTCAATCCCGCCTTTATCAGGTATTCCAGGTATGGCCGCTGATGGAATGTGGTGATAAATTTGTTTACATTGACCTTTTTTCCACTTCTGGCCAGAAGCTCCATTCCGCTCTGCTCCAGCCTTCCGCACGGCAAAACCTCCTGCAGATTGCCTGGATACAAGTACGACGGCACAAATCTTTTATTTCCCGGATTCGTATCCCAGAAGCTTTGTGTCAGTTCATCTGCTTCCGTGCTTAAGCCGTACCAGACTTTCCCCCAGCACTTACCGTTTGGGATAATCGCCCTGAGCTGTTCAAACAGTTGAATTTCTTTTGTTCCGCTTTCCCATTTGCATACCGCTTTGAACTGCCGTTCTACCCAGTTTTTTCCATATGGCTGGAGCAAAACGACTGGTTCTGTTTTAACTCTTTTCTTCTGTCTGCTATTTGCCGTTACCGGCCGCCCGCACTTAGGGCAAATTGTCTTCTGACCGTGTTTCCAGCCCTGTTTTTTCCAGCTGCTGCATCCACAGGCAGTACAGCTGTATGTAGTCCGTTTTCCCGTTTTCTTGAAGAAAAGAATATTTTCTGGAAAGATCGTCTGCTCCACCCACGCTTCGGCCTCATCTGGCACGCATGGCATATCCGCCATTTGCTGAGCAATTCGTTCGACTTTTCGTTCTATTGCTTTCTTATACTTTTTTTCATTCAGATCATTTTCATAAGATTCTATACTCCATGCTCCTAAGAATTCTTCTACTCTTTCTTCATCTTCTCCTGATGTCCATTTCACACTGGGCAGAAAATAGTAATAATCATTTTTCAGCGGCTCTAACCCTTCACATAGTCTGATTACATTTTTTAATCTGCAGGTATACCACTTTCCATTAACCCAGGCATTATGATTTTCTGCATCGGCGAAATATCTGCCTTTCAGTTTTTCTTCGTAAAACAGGCTGATTTCTACTGCTTTTTCTCCATCCACTTCCAAGATCTGGCTGACCGCGGTCACTTCATCCTTAGCCATATTCTGAGGAGCTTTGCACGGCGTGCATTTCAGCAATTTTGTTCGTTTCATCCTTTCGCCCCTCCCATGTAATAATCAGCGATAATCTTCTTTGCCGTCGCCATGCCTGGCTCACCATGATCTACTCTGCCTGTTATTCCGGCTGCTTTTAATATTTTCTTGTCAACTGTTTTTCGATTTTTATATGACCATTTCAGCAAGGCACCAATGCAGCCGCATAAGCTCTTCCCCTTTTTGCGCACCTGGTATGCCATTACTTCATTGTTCATACACTGTGCTTTGACGTATTCTGTCCAATCAGCCAGAAGTTCTTCTGGTTTTAATTCTTCGGCCTCGACCTCGATCTTGCCAAGCGCTGCTGTCGTTGCATCACACAGCGCCGGCAGATCACCAGCGCAGAACATTTCCACGAAATCCTCCGGAATCCCATTTTCCGCAGCCATCGCCTTCAAACTTCCGATATCTCCTTCATTGAACAAATTTTCTGCCAGTTCATTGATTTCCTGGAAGGAATTCATTTCCCCAAATCTCTCAAACATCCTATTTCCCTCTTTCCATTTTCTCCATCTCGCTCTGCAGCCAGGCACTGTACGTGTGCCGCCCCGGAGCGATCGTGATTGTATGTATTTTGATTAAATTTGCCAGCTGCTCCCAGTCTTCCCGGTATTTGATCGGCTCCCCTTTTGCATTGGTGAATCCATTCTGCTCCCACGCCGGGAGCTGATGTAGCAGCATCTGCAGAACCCACTCATCCGCTGCATGAATCGTGATCCGGCTCGGCTTTTGATATCGGCGAAGCGCTTTGATCAGAACCTGCAGCGTAATTCCATGCATTGTGCCAGTCGTCTCACCCAGTTGGTATACTGTTCTCCCTCCCGGAGCTTCCAGCACATAACCCCACTTACGTTTTTTTTCCTGTGGTGCGTTTATGCTTGTCTCGACGTAAACGTCGGTCGCCATCATAGTCTGTTCGCCTCCTCTCCAGACGGATCATCGTATACTGTCTGTATTTGTATCCGGTTACCGGGTTATATCCCTCATAAATCTTTGCTATGTAATACCCTTTGCGGGTCTTTGCCTCCTCCTGCCAGCGGACAAGTTTCTGAATTTTCGGCTCCGGCAGCGGCATATTCCTTGATGTGTTATAGCTCGTTTCTTTTAACCGCGGCTTCGCAGCGTCCCCGTTCGATTTATGTTCGATCCGGTGTTCGCTCTTGGTCAGATAACTGGCGAGCTGGTAGAAATCTTCGCTGTAAAACTGACTGTTTTTGATTTCACACGACCAGACACCGCCTTTTCCCCATACCTGCTGTAAAATACTGGCTGTATCCCCAATCTCGTTAAGAACAATGTGGATATGCCAGGCTCCCTTGGTTCCCCGTTCAATATTCCGGATCCAGAACACTTCATATCCCCGTTTCTGATATTCCTTCCGCACTTTTCGGATTGCCTTTTGAAAATCTTTCAATGCCTCATTCATATTGGGTGGCCTCTTGTCCTGCCGGTATGTCAGCGTTGCAAGACAGTCGCCCTCATGGAAGTACGTCATCATCCGCAGCTGGCATCTCCGGATCTTCTCTCTCTCGTTTGCCTGCCGCATCTGCTCCTCTGTCGGCTTTTTCTTTTTCTCCCGCCGCTGTCCCGGCGCTCCATATCGGCCATCGTGGAACTCTCTTATCTCAAGGATGTCTCCCCCACGAAGCCTGTATTCTTCCCGCTTTGTTCCCATCTGTCTGTCCTATCTTTAATATCTTTATCGAGTCCGAAAAGGGCAGAAGCAAGCCCTTCCAAATCCCAATTTTTTTGTTAAAAATACAGGCGGGTTTCCCCGCCCCGTTTGACATTTCGACAGCCGGGTGGTACACTAATCTTGTGAGGATAAGTATGCCATCCGGCTACGGGCTCCTGCTTCTTGGGCAGGAGCTATTTTTTATGTTTTTCTTCGTCCTGGTCCTCATACCGGCCCAGCTTGTTGACCAGGTCGCCATACGCAAAAACAGAATCCATCTGACTCTCAAGCCGAAATGTTCCTGCGCGTTCCATCCAGATCCGGTATGTTCCATCTGGATTCTTTACCGTCAATCTCTCTTTTTTCATTCTACGTTTCCTTATCCTTTCAGTGATCCGTTCCGGATCCACGCCGCAAACACTGCTTCCCGGCGCTCTTCTTCCCACTCTTCCTGCTCCTCGCGGCACGCTTCGACATAATCGCCGATTTTCTTTGCCGCGAGCGCAAGAAGAAACATTCCTGCTCCCAGGGCGGCGCGGCCCCACAGATCCGAATCCACGCCGCCGATGTAAATCCATGTACCAACCGCGCCGATCGCCAGCGCTGTTTTATCTGATGCTTTCATTTCTGCGTCCTTTCATACCCGATCGACTCCACCGCGGCTTCCACACGCTGGCGGACGATCTCTTTTGCTTTCTCTTCCCCGAGCTCCTCGGCCGTATACTGCTGCCCCCCGATTGTAATTCGGGTAACACACATAATTTCATTCACAAAGCCTCACCTCTTCTTTATGGTATGCACCGCCCGTCGGCTATGCTTTTTCCTTTGTGCAGTTTTGACCTGACCTGCCATCATCAGACACAAGGCAGTCACCCCTTGCATGACGGCCATTGCTGGCCGTTTCGGCTGTTTTTATTGACTTTTCCAACGTCTGCTCCTATTCTTTTGGTACAGGGCACTGCCATGCCCAAGTATTCAAGAAAGGAGACGTAAATATGGAGTCCAAATACTCAAAGGAGCAACAACGCTTTTTGCATAAAATCCAACATCTAAAGCAATATAAATCTCTTCCTGAAGAATCAGATATTGTTACTTTCATGCATCGTGAAAAAATGATTGATATCTTTTTCGATCCTTCTACTCAACAGAGCTATTGTAAAATCACAGAAGCAGGAAAAGCATATCTGCACACCCTCAAGGTTTCCAATCGATGGCGCAGGATCCCAATCATAATTTCTGTTATTGCTCTTATCATTTCGGCATTGTCTATTGTTCTTTCGCCATTTTTCCAGATCTATTTCACCAAATTATACGGATTATAGGCATCACAATGGATAGGATCAAAAGTCCAATCGACGCAATCAGACTTCCTATTGAAAACCACAGTGGGAAGTCTGGATGCCGCAGCTCAAAGCTCAGCCGGTATCCCGGGTTGTCTTTTTCGAAGTTTTTGATTTCTTCTTTTGAAAGTTCTTTGCCCACATAGACAATGGTAATTTTCTTCTCTTTCTTCACGTATGTTTACCTCCTCGATTATCGTCGCATTTCTAACCACCATAGCAACAAATTTGTTAAAAGAGCAGTGGCTGCCGGCACTATTAAATTACCTACAGGGTCGTCCTTGATATCTTTCCAGATAAATTTTACTAATACTGCTCCTACAGTTATCCCAATTAATGCGACTATGGCCACTCTTATTGGATTCATCGTTCCCTCCTTATTTTCTTTTTCTTCTGCTCTCGCTTCTTTTTTCTTGCTTACCATCGCTTCTCCCATGCCCAGAAGATAGCCCTTGTCAAACTCGGACATCTTCGAGATCGCGGTCGCGATTGTCTCGAGAATCTAAAAATTTGTTTACGAAATAAGTCTGACCTTTCCCTGTCACTTTGGTTGTACGGTTGATCCTTACAGATCCGTCCGGATTGTTGACCGTGGACTCTTTTACTTCAAAAACTTTCATGTCCATGGCTTTCTGGGTCGGCATGTTCCAATCAGATCCCTTTCTTTTGATCAGATAGCTTTTTTCTCTCATCCAATCAAAGAGACGTTTCTGACCGATATCCACGCCGTTCTGTTTCAACAGCTTTGCCAAGTCGCCGATCAAAATCGACGTGTGGCTTGTCTCAACGGCATCGGCAAAAATAACCTTCGGTTTCATTCGCTCGATTGCCTTGCTCTGCTCCTCAATCGTCTTCTGAGCTTCCAGCACCGCCAGTGCAAGAAGCTCTTTTCCCTGTGGGGCTGGCATCTGGTAACCGCCGGTTCTGCGGATCGCCGGAAGGACTTCGGAAGTTACCCAGTGTTTAAATCGTTGAGCGCTTTCCAGTTTGCTTCCGAAAATCAGAGCATACAAACCGGATTCATTAATTATTCCTAATTTTTGCTTTCCGCCAAGGGTGTCGCATTCTGCTACTCCCTTATCTTCTGGGCAAACATGTTTTGCCAATACATCTCTCGAATTAGAATATCCAAGTGATGCCGTCACATCTTTACCTACGAACCACGGTTCTCCGTTAATAGTTACTGTTCGGACATCACCGAACTCTTCTGAATTAAAAATTTTTTACCTCGTTCATTATTCCTCCTATTTTTTCTCTTGTAATATTTTTATTACAATGGTAGAATCAATCTGTACCCTTACACGGGCAATGAAAGGAGCTGGTTATATTGACCAAACTTTTGACTTTGCCCTGTTCCCTTTATGAGTTATCATAGTTTTTCTCATATTCGTCAGCTAATGGGCTAATCTTATACTTGCAGAACTAAAACTGCGTAAGTGACGAAATATTTCATAGAAGCATTTGGCACTACAGATGTGATTGAACATGTATGCAATGGACTGGGGCCTCGGCAATGGTTTGGGGCTTAAGTGAACAATCTGCAAAATATATAGGGTAAACAAAATTAGGCAAAAACTGATAGAATAGTGCTTCTGTCAGTTTTTTGTTCACTTTCAGGTGTCTTTCTAAGACACTTTTGGATCAAAAAAAATTTCATCTACATCCTGTGCTGTCAGATTGTATCGTTCTTTCATCATTCGTATTTCACCTTGTGTAAATTCCGCCCCTCTTGTTTCGTTTAACTTATTTGAAAAAGTAGGGCGTGCAATACCAAGATATTCTGCCAATGTCTGTCCAGTATCATCAAACAGCTTCATTACGGACTCTAATTTTTTCTTGTTCACTAATTTCACCTCTTTTCTTGCTTTTTTTGTTTGTGTCTTTTTAAGACACTCAAATAATATCACAGCGCTTTTATCATGTCAATACACTTTTTGTCTTTTTAAGACACTTTTTAAGATTTTTATTGCATTCTCAGTAAATATGTAGTAAAATTAAGACACTTTAAGGAGGTGTTATTATATGTGTAAAATGGCAAGCAGGATCAAAAAATGTCGTTTAGAAAACAATTTAACGCAGGAGGAACTCGCTGAAAAATTAGGCTTGAAAAAGTCTGCTGTTGCAAAATATGAAAATGGTCGCGTTGAAAATATAAAACGTTCTACTATTGAAGAGATGGCGCGTATATTTGCTTGCACACCATCATATTTAATGGGATGGGACGATATGGATACTACTATTGCTGCACATAAAGACGGTGATAATTTTACGCCTGAAGAATTACAAAAAATTGAAGAATACAAAAAATTACTTATTGCAGCACGGCCTAAGGAGTGATTCTTTTGACTTACGAAGAAATGCAGAAATCACATACTGATTTGAATATCGTTGAAATGGACTTATCGGAAATATCCGGTTTAAAGGGACTTTATTATGCTGGAAATATTGCCATTGAGAAAAATCTTTCTTCCACCGAAAAATCATGTGTCCTTGCTGAAGAACTCGGACATCATTATACAACTTACGGAAATATCATGGACCAAAAAGATATTCAAAATCGAAAGCAGGAATTACGAGCACGGCTTTACGGATATGACATGCAGATCGGACTCATTGGCATCATAGAATGCTATAAACACCACTGCCGTTCTCTTTACGAAATGGCTGAATACCTGCAGGTGACAGAAGAATATTTACAGGAAGCTTTGGAATGCTACAGCAGAAAATACGGAGAAAACCTTGTCACAATAGACAATTATGCAATTCGGTTTGTTCCGTCATTGCAGGTAATAGAATTTTGGAAATAAATTCAGAGTTTAATTTATAAATTGTTCTTTAAAAATACAATTTCAAGAATACTTGACAAACTTTTGTCATATGATATAATGTCACTAATTAGTGAATGACTGCTGTGCGGTCGTAAAAGAGTCTTGGAATTTGGTTCCAGGGCTCTTTTTGCATTAGGGAGGTACTAATGATGGATGAAATAAAATTTTCTTCAGTTGAAGAACAAATGGAAAAATTGGAAAAGCAAGGTTTAGTAATCAAAAATAAGGAATCTGCTCGTCTTGCACTTTCTTTCTTCGGCTATTCAAATATTATAAAAAGTTATCGAGATCCATATATTATTACATCTGGATCAGAAGAAAAGTATCGTTCAGGCACAACATTTGAACAAATATTTTCTCTCTATTTACTGGATAAAAACTTGAGAAATGCTATTATGAGTGCAATGCAAGATCTGGAAGAACATATCAAAGAATTGGCAGCCTCTGCCATTGCGAGTTCGTTTGGCACACATCAAGATGAATATCTAAAGTATCAGAACTATCGAAACAAGAAAAAGAAGCTATACCGTTTTTCTCTTACAGGATTGTTGGATTCATTGCAAAAAACTTTAAATACGGATAAAGATCCTATTCATCATTATAATACTGAGCATGGAATTGTTCCTCCATGGATTTTATTTAAGAGTATTTATTTCAGTACCATGGTTAATTTCATCGACTTATTTAAGATTTCTGAGCAGGATAAGATAGTTCATAATCTTTATAGTGGAGAAAATCTGGGACTTAAGGATGCAAACTTGCGTATGCTTATGAAAGATACACTTTCCATATGTTTAAGCTATAGAAATATGGCTGCGCATGGTGGTCGTATCTATAACTATAAGTGTCCCAACACTCTACGGGTAAATGAAATTTTTGAAGATCCGGCTGTAAAACAGACTACTGGGATCTGTCAGCTTCTATTTGTACTGAAATTATTAAATTATCCTGGTCCATATCTGCAGCTAAAAAAGATCTTAAATGATGAAGTAGATCGTCATTGTAATTTATATCCGAATGATGTTACTTACCTTGGACAAATATTAAATTTGGACATTGTTCCGCATTCGATTGTGTATGTCTCTGAATCCAGTAATAAATATCATCTATTGCCTTACTGCAGTGGCATAAAAGATTCTAAGCCTATGGATTTAGAAGATGCCAAGTCTCGCCACTATGTTCCTTGTAAACGTTGTATACCAAAGGGTGTTTCTATAGAATAGAGTTTCAATAAAAAGTAAGACAAACATCTATTTCACAGAAAGGAGTCGATCCCATGCCATTATCCACCCCACAGAACTATACAATCAAAGACATCTACGCTCTCCCTGAAGGCGAACGTGCCAAGTTGATCGCCGGAAAGATGTTATATGGTGGCTCCGCCGAGCTATTTGCACCAGACGCTTTGCATGGAGCTTTCCGCCACGATCCGGGACCATATCCGCAGCAATAACGGTTCCTGTCAGGTGCTCACGGCACCGCTTGCCGTAAATCTGCAGGCGGATGATACGACTTACGTAGAACCGGATATCTCCGTTGTCTGGGACCGGAGCAAGATTACGCCAAAAGGAATCAACGGCGCACCGAACTTCATCGTGGAGATCGTCTCTCCCAGTAGCCGGAAGATGGACTATATCACAAAAAATACTCTCTATTCCGAGGCTGGTGTCCGGGAATACTGGATCGTGGATCTGGCCCGGAGGCGAACCACCATATACCGCTACGAAGAAGATGCCGCGCCGATGATCGTTCCTTTCGATCAGCCGCTGACCGTCGGTATCTACGACGATCTGCAGATCACAATCGCGGAATTACTGAAAAACTTCGAATAAAAGAAAAACCGCCCCGGTGTTGGCGCACCAGGACGGCTCAGTAACATTCCGAAGAATGATACCTGTTCAGCAAAACATATTGTATCATCTTCGGAGACGCCAATCAATCAGAACGTTTGTTTTGGCGTTTTTTCTCATACCCAAAATTGAAAATTTAAAGAAGGTGATATTATGTCAGCACTAAAAAACGGTGCTCTCTACATCCGCGTCAGCACCGCGGATCAGACAGAACTCTCTCCGGATGCGCAGCAGCGTCTGCTCCTGGACTACGCGAAGAAGAACGGGATTGTCATCGCGAAAGAGTTCATTTTCGAGGAATCCGTTTCCGGCCGGCATGCGGACCGGCGGCCAAAGTTTCAGGAGATGATCGCGCTTGCCAAACAGGAGTCCCACCCGATCGACGTGATCCTGGTCTGGAAATACAGCCGGTTTGCCCGTAATCAGGAAGAATCCATCGTCTACAAATCACTGCTGAAAAAGAGCAATGTAGATGTGATCAGTATCTCAGAGCCACTGATCGACGGTCCGTTCGGTACGCTGATCGAGCGTATTATCGAGTGGATGGACGAATACTATTCTATCCGTCTATCCGGTGAAGTTCTGCGCGGCATGAAGGAAAAGGCCCTGCAGCACGGCTACCAAACAACGCCATGTCTTGGATACCAGGCGGCAGGCGGCGGCAAACCGTTTGTGATCGATGAAGCGGAATACCAGATTGTCAAATACATCATGGACCAATATGATCTTGAGCATCTGGATCCGACGGCGATCGCCCGCAAATGCAATGATCTTGGATACCGCACCAGACGCGGAAACCGGATGGAACGCCGCTCCATCGAGCGTGTGCTACGCAATCCGTTCTATGCCGGCACTGTGATCTGGAATGGCATCTCCTTCGACGGTACCCACGAGACGCGGCTGGATCCCGCACGCTATCAGGATCGCATCAAACGCATGGATGCCCGCAGACGCTCTCCTAAGAGCCGCAACCCATCAACCTGCCGCCACTGGCTCTCCGGTCTCTTAAAGTGCCCAATTTGCGGTGCTACGATGACGGTAACGGCCGGGAGCACATCTTGTCCGTACTTTCAATGCTGGAAATATGCAAAAGGCTTCCATAAAGGCTCCAACTCGATCACAGTTGCCAAAGCAGAGCGGACCGTCTACCGCTACTTCGATGATATCCTTGCCGGCGCGGACTTCTCCTTCGCAGTCCGCGATCGAAAGCAGGAGCAGGAAGACGATGAAACCATCCAGCGGCTGCAACAGGCTCTTGACCATCTGGCTGCCCGCGAAGCCCGCGTGAAGATGGCTTATGAAAATGGGATTGATACGCTGGAAGAATACGGTGCCAACAAAAAAAGGCTCGCCGAAGAACGGCAGAGCCTGCAGAAAGAACTGGACCGCGTGCTTACGCCCGCTGCCCCGCCGGAAACAATCTCGAAAGAAGATTTCCGGAAAGAAATAAAAAACATCAATGACATTCTGAAAAATCCAGAGGAACCAGCCGAGAAAAAAGGACTTCTGCTCCGCTCCATCGTGGATCGTATCGTCTACGAAAAGGCTTCCGGAACCATGTATTTTGACTTTTTCGTTTCCTGA